AGCCGTCAATGATTTGTAATTCACCCATTTATTCACCTCCTTCAAAATACCATTTTCCATTAGCTGTGAGTTTTGCCCATTTAGGTGGACATTCTTTTGCTTTACAAACATATCCATAGTAAGGCTTACCTCCTTTAGATATTCCTTCTTTTAAGATATGACCATGCTGACATGCAGGTAATTCATTAGGTATTGATGCACCTATTTCAGCAACTACATCACCAACTGACCAAGCCACCGGTTCTTTAGGTTTATCAGCTGCAAAACTATCTCTAAGGATTGTTTCGATCTGTGCTGATTTGCTTCCGGGTTTTCCATACATGTTTTGGCGGCTTTCTAGCTTCTCCTTAAATGTAGGATTGCTTTCAACCTTCCGCATGTCATCTTTGGTTGCAGTTTTGTCAGAGCCTTTGAGTAAAATAATTGCTCTACCCAATGCGCTTGTCGCAGTATCCTCAACATAGAATTTTTTCATGTTAGGAATATAAGTTTCTCTAGATCCAAATGCCACATTAGATACCGCTGGTGCAGAATCTTTGCTATCTCGCCAAAGTGTTGCTTGGATCAAGATATAACCTTTTTCTGGATCTGCACTTATAACTGAAATGTCAGAACGACCCATTGGATAATTGGCAATAAACCATTTGTTAAGTGTTGCCACATCCTCATAATCCTCAAGATTGAATGCCATCGGCTACTCCAAACTCTTGGTCATAATGGTCGTGCAGTTCTTTGTAGATGACCGCATAACCAATGATGTCTTTGACACTATCTTGGTGATTTGCAGTTTCGGCAAGTCTGCTGACCTTAACGAGCAGCTGCATGATGCTGACCTGCATTGGCGATATGTAATCTCCATAGTAAGCAGACCACAATTCTGAGATTCGTTCGTGATTGCTTTGACTGCTTCCATAAACCGATCCTCTACTTGCGAGAATTGTGGCGATTTCATCAAGAAACTCAGTTCTGCTTGTCATAGTCAAAAACCTCATCTGACTTGGTTTTGATCTCAGTCATTCTGCGGTGCATATTCCAGCCATCAGCCCGACCCTTCCAATAGCCATTCTGGAATGCGGTGTCTTTGATTGTGATAATTAGCCACCAAATAGTTCCAGCAGCTAACATTCCTAAAAGCCACAAATAGCCTAGGTTTTTAAGCTCTCCATATAGATCCATGTTGCTCCCTTACATATCCACAGCGGTTGTGGATGCATAAAGTATGACCTAAATCAAGGACGCTTAGTTAATTTCTTTCGGAGTGTTGTATAACGATTAGATAACGCCAAGATCCTCAAGATCGTCGATATGGTCATCAATCGTGCGGTCGATATAGTCTGTTTCACGCCCCATAAGACTTTCCAAGAGCTGTAAAACTGCCATCTTTGTTAATTGGGATCATCTGCACGCTCATATTCTTGCCATCCCATTCCATCAAAACTATGCCCATTTGCCAATTGGCGAGCCCTTTTGTATAACTAGCCTTTGCTCGGTTCATGAGATTGCCGGTTTCTAGCCCGTAAAGGGGTCTATAAGCCCCGTAGAGCCCCTCTGAGTAGGCTGACATACCTAACCTATGGGTATGTCCACAAACCACGCTCTTTCCTGCCTTTTTGGCAAGATTTAGTGCAGTCTGTCCAGCGTTAGGATTCATGTTGCCTTCATCGCCATGAGCCAAGATCCAGCCTTTTTCAAATTCATAAAATTGTTTGTGGAAGGTTATTCCTAAACTGTCAAAATCCATAAACTTGGCATACTGCAACTCAGGAAGGCTGATAAGCCCCGGAACTTTTAATAAAGTATTATATAGGCGATCAGTATGATTACTGCGGATAATATGAGCTTCTCTGCTGTGCTCTGTGAGAGCCCAAAGTATTTCTTGAGTAGCTGAGCGGTCATCATCCAAAGTTTGTTGATAAGCCAAAGGTGTTTTTTCAGCCCAACGGCTAATTGTCTGAAAATCGATTTCATCGCCAACACAAAGGACACTATCGAACCTTTCCCGTTTTGCTAACTTAATTACATTCTTTACAGCTGTTTCATGGTGGTATGGGATTTGTAAATCCGAAATAACCAAGTATCGCTTAATTGTCATCCTCATCGTCAGTTGGATCTATGGATGGGATGATCCCACCATCGCCCACAATCCAATCCGGAAAAGTCTTATGTTCAGTCATTAACCAGAAAGCGTGCTCAGGTGTGAATCCTGCTTTTCTAGCTGCTTTGTAGCATTCATGCAAAGCCATGTAATGTTGATCAATCTTTGTTAATGGCTCAGGAGTTTGGCGAACTACTCGACGATTTACTTTTTTGCGTTTAGTGGTTTTTCGTGTGTTCGCCATAACTAAAATTATCGCTGACTGATTAAGACAAACAGATCATCGACACGCTGTTCAAGTCTTGTAATTTGATCCTTCATGCTTGTGCCTGAGTTCGGCTTTAATTCTGCTAAATAGGATTTAATAACCCAACGCAGACCCATAAACAAACTGCCTGTTACGGCGCATACGCCAGTGGCGATAGCGACCCAATCTTGAGCCGTCATTTCGCATTGATTCCGTAATCAGCCTCAGAGCCAGATTTAGGATCAAGTGCCTTGGCAATAGGAGCAACAATCGCACCAAGCAAGGTTGCATAGGCTGGATGAATGTCTGCCACAATAGCAAGCGCAACAGTAATTCCAGATGCAGCCACAGCTCTCAAATATGACTTAATTGCAGCCTTGTGTTTGTTAGATAGTTTCATGCGTTGCCTCCTAGTAGTGGGATGTGAAAAAAATCTGAGTTGTTATCTTGATTTTTTTTAAAACTGACATGAATGTGATGCGCATGGGGATTACCCTTGAATTTGCGCCAACGCCAACCAAGTATTGGTGAAGCAATTTTTGATTGATGGATTACATAACTGATGCGACCATTGGCTTTCCCATATGATCGAATTTGATCTGCCAAATATGCTGAAAGCCCTTTGTCGTCAGAAAGCCGAGCGTCAATATCAATTGCTCGCACGCAACCATTTGTGTCTGGGTTGTGATCGCTTTTTCGTGTGCTATGTCGAGCATCACCAATCCACCCATCAGATTTGCGAATGCGCTCTGGGAAGGAATCATCAATCTGCTCACGCAACTGCACAGCTGCTTTAGACAACCAAGGCTTCATTAGCCTAGTAAAAGTTTTGCTTCAGCCTCGCTAATGCCTAAACGATCAAGCAATATTTGTTTGGCTTCGTTTTGTGCTGCTATTTCTGCTCTAAACGCTGCAAGTTCAGCCTGATCTGCTTTATATTGTTTGAATTCAGCGTCAGTCATTTCACGATCAATAATTTCATCTGTTTCTGTATCGTGGATTCTTACCATTGGTTTAATCATTATTTAACTCCATACACAAAGGCTGTGCCGCCACTAAATGTTCCTGTAACACAAACAAAACTTACTGAACTAATTGCTGCTGAACAGTCATACATTCCATGCCCAGTTGTAAATCTCATATCACCGCTTGGGCCATTAACAGCAGTGTGATTAATTCCTACAAAATCAGTTGCAGTTGGATTGAATACATCAATTTGTGCAAATGTCAAAACTTTGGCATCTGTGTTAGTGGTTGCTGATCCTTGATTGATGTAGAAATAACTTGTAGAACTAGCAGATGCAACTCCGCTTGGTCCGCTTCTTAAAGTTGCATAAGAATAATTGCTACCACTATCTCCATTTAATCTAAAATTAATAACATCATTGGCACTTTGATAAACACCTTTAAGATAAATTTTTAATGAATTGTAACCAGTTGTAGTTATATTAATTGTGGTTGTGCTGCCTGATAATGTTGTTCCACCTGCGTTTAATAAAGTCATTCCACCAGCAGCAGGTGCAGCCCATTTTAAGCCAGTTGCAGTTGATGAATCTGCTGTTAAAACTGTGTCATTTGCGCCAACGGCTAATCTTGAAACTGTATCTGCTGCGGTTGCTGCAATGATGTCGCCTTTAGCATCAACAATAGTTTTAGCAATTGCTGCACCAGCATTGTTAAATACTGTGGTGTCGATTGCTGAGCCAAGTGATCGGATTGCAGCTGCGCCATCTTTGACCAATGCGGTATCGTCAGGTGTTGTCCAGCTGTAATTAGTGGTGGTTGCCATTTTTCTCCTATTATCAGGCTACGATTGTAGCGTATTCCCATGTCAAAGTTGGATCTATTGTGTTCCATGCCTCGGTGATTGGCACAGTATTCCAGCGCATCGCCACCTGACTAAATGCCACAGGCGAAAGATTGATTGTTAGGAATAATTCATTAAATCTAGTGCTCCAACGCCAGCCCTCAACATAACCTTCAAACACGCCATTGGAGATTTGGGTTGGCAGATTTTGGATATTTAATGGCTGACCCATAAAGACACCCAAAAGGTTATCTCGATCACTGTTATCGATTTCTGGGTTAGTTATTGGGAAAGTAATGCTTTGAAATACTGGTAATGGAAATGCTCTTTGAGCAATATATCGATCTGCCACAGCTTGAGCATCTACTGCTGAATGAATGGTTGATTGAATGCTTTCTGCTTTGTAACCATATAATGCAATTGATTCAGGACTGGAAGCGGTTTTTTGTGAACCAAAATTGTTTCCATAATTGATGTAAATATCATTGCGAATATCCCCAGATCTAGTAATCGTTGATAATCCTTGAGCCAATGCATGATTGCCGTCCAAATCAACATAACCATTGGCTAAAAGATAAGTTTGCCTGTGATCTGCATCTGCATACCCAATATCACCATTAGGGGATTCATAAAGATAACCAAATGCGCTATTAGCAATTAAACTTGCAATATTGTAAATAGTGTCAGGATTAGATCCTCGATTTTCCATTGTGTAAAGTCCAGGTTGATCAATTTCACCAAGTCCTTGATTTGCGGCATTTGCCCAAGTTTCAGTTGGGTCATAAGTTGCCCATGTTGTAGATGCTGGCACATCATTCCAAGAACCAAGCAAAACGCTAGAAAGCAAATCATAAATTTGATTGCCGTCCTCATCTTGTGCAATTGTGCCTGTGTAAATTTCCTTAGTAAGTTTAACCAATGAACCCATTGCTAAAATTGTGTAATTGACAACAGTCGCAATTGAACCAGTTGCTCCCACTTCGACAGTCAAATCTGTAATATCGCCACCAAATAAACTGACATAAGAACCAGAACTATCTTTGACCTGTAAATCTAAACTGTCATTGATGTCAAAAGGTAGCGTTTGTCCAGATAAAGCAACCAAAGTAATTTGCAAATAAGACGGATTTGGTTGTGAATAAATGTTGTCCCGACCTGCTTGATGGGTTATATCGGCAATCGCTATATCTGTGTAATCAACGCCAGCAACTATAAGTTTCCAGTCAGGTGTCCAGACGCTCATTAATCGCCTCTAATTACATTACCAAAAATGGATGGTGCTGATCTTTGTGCGCTTTGATTTAATACCTTTGCGACAGCTCTTGCAGCACCTTCAGAATCGATTGATTGAACTGTAATGTTATTTACTGTTGTGCGATTTTCTCTCGTGTTAGCCGGAACTGCTGGCAATGCTGGTGCGCCAAGCATTCCTAATGCGGATGCGTTTGGTGACACATTTGGAATGTATCCAACATCGCCACCCGGTTTAATTATATTTACAACCCTGATCGCTTGGTTAGCCATTTCAGTCAATGCACCAATAACCTCACGAACAAAATTAATAAAACCTTTTAGGATGTCGCCTACAACGCCAATTGCTTTACCAAACGATTCAGCACCCCTTTGACTTTGTGCTAACCCTGCGCTTAAACCTTCATCACCAGTTAAGCCTGCAATAAATGCATTTAATGTGGGAATGCCTGTTTGATTTAGGAAACCAATAAATTGTTCAACTGCTGGCAATAAAGCCACACCCAATGATTCTTTAGCTTCATCAAATCCTACTTTTAAGCGATCAATCTTGCCTTGAAATGTTTCGGCATTTGCAGCTGCTGATCCACCATAAAGATCAGATAGTTTTTGCTGAACCTCAGTAAATGAAAGGGTTGATAATTCAGCCTTGGATAAGCCAAGTCCTAATCTACCTAAAGCTGTGGTGTTGCCATCTTGTGCTCGACCTAAAGCATTGGCAACAGTTTCAAGATCTAATCCTCGACCCTTAGCAATATCTAAAGAAAGGTTTAATAGTTTTTGTGCCTCATTAACATCTTTGGTCGATACGGCTAAACGCTGAAATGCTGGACGCAATTGGTCATCAGCAACGCCCGTTGCTAAAGATGTCTTTAGGATATAAGCCTCAGTTGCCGCTATTTGGTCCTCAGTAGCCCCTGTGGCACTCTTTAGGGCAGCAGCTAACCTTAACTGTGCTTGCTCATCCTCTATTGCAGCCTTGACCCCATCAATGGCTAATTTAGTGCCATAGGCAACGGCAGCAGCGGCAGCGACTGCAAATGCAGCAGCAGCCTTCTTGCCAAACTCTGAAATCTTGCTTGAATTACTTTCAACGGCATTATCAGCTTCGCCTAACTTCTTTTTTAGGTCATCAACATCAGCAAGGATTGATAACTTTAATGTGCGATTACCGGTAGCCATTAGACCCATTCCTTGATGATTCGATCAAAACTTTGTTCCCATTTATTAATCAATTCAGGCTGAATTCTGCGAAGGGTTGGATAGATAAACCAACCTCTCGAACCTCTGCCTTGCCGTCCTGAATATGTAGGGAACTGCTTGAACTTATTAGATCCAAACTCAACACCACCCCATAGGGTCTGCGTTGTAGCCCCACCTGAAAACTTTTGTCGTGCGAAACCATAACGGAATTCACCGATTTTACTTGACTTAGAGATCGCAACGCCATCTGCGACTCTTTGCGCAACTTTGCCAGCCTTTGTTCTAGTCCTAGCTGCCTGTTTAATTTCCTCTGATGCAAAATACGCCAAAGCAGCAGATTGAGTTCTTGCTTCCTCTGTTGCTTGGTCATCCATGAGTTTAAACGCTTTGTAAATATCACGCAGATCTTTTTTATTGTATGCAATGGTTTCATTTGCCATTCCTTGCCTCCAATATTTCGATCGCTGTTAATATGTCGTCCGCATCAACCCATTCACTCATTGGTATTTTTGTGGCTATTGCCAACTCAACCAATAATCTGTTTAGGCTTCCTGCTTTGTGGCTTTTGGGTCTGCATCACCAACAATGACATCGGCTACTGTTTCCATCCAAATATCCATTGGTTTGATGGGCTTACCTCCTGCAAGTTCACGCTTATGTGCATGATAAGCAAGAAACATAAGATCCCAAATGCCCAGCTTCTCGGATGCTTGACCAATGGTGTTTCCTGTCTGCTTTTCCCATTTTGCCCACTCAGGCGGTTGGGCAATATAGGTTGCTTGCTCGCCTGAGTTATATTCAATTGTGATTGGTAACTTCATTTGTTTGCTCCCGTTTTATTTTTTAACTAAAGGTTTCTGATACTGCTCCACCTGTTACGGTGAAAGTGTATGACACAGTTTGTGCATCAATACCAGATCCGCCAGCTGTTGGATAAGCTGGTTTTACTGGAAACACAAATTGTGCTCCTGTTGCAGTTGTAAGTGTAATTGAAATATCTGTATCTGGTGCATTGTCTGATGCAGTCCAAAGAGCTTCGCAAACTGAGTTTGACTTACCCCAGTCGGCTAACATATCCAATTGAAAAGTTGCGCTGACATTTACTGTTTTGTATGCCTCACCATCAAGTGTTTGATACACCTGTCGGTCATGCAATTTGGTTAATACTGCGTTGGTCGCTTGTGCTTCGATGTCTGTTCCACCTGTGAAAGACAACGAAATATCACGACCGGTTATTACTGTGGTTGGCATGATTTCTCCTTATATAGTTCGTGTGTAGTAGGTGCTGACTCTGACATCTGCGATGAGCAGTGTGGATGCTCCAACTGTTGTTACTGTTGGTCTTTCGACCGAACTGACAATATATCCGTTAGGAATTACTGCCAGAACACTTATGATTAATTGCTCGATATTGTCGAGCGATGCTGGATTGCTGTTATATGCAACCGCAACTGTAATGGTCATATTGACCTTAGCACGAATGTTAGATTTATTAATTGTTTCAAATTCAAGATAAGGTGAATCTGGAACGCACACAACAGCTGGAGGAATTACCGACTCTGGAACAAAGGCGTAAACATTTCCAGCAACAGTTGATAACGCAGTTGCTAAAGGTGTTCTAATTTGTTCAAGGATTGTCTGATTAGGCATTTAGAGAGCTATGCTTTCGGTGTCCATGTATGCACCTAACAAACCAACGCACTTATTGAAAAGTGATCGACCCATTTTAAATGGTGTTGGTGAGAAATCTACTCCTTCGATTTGTCCTCCGCCGGCAAGTCTTGCTTGGAAAACTTCGACTGAAACTGTATAGACGGCTGATTGAACAGCTGCATTTCCAACATAAGTTGACGCTCCAGAAAGGGTAGCAGTTCCGGATGGGATGACATTAGTTTCGAGTAAATCGGCATTAGTGATCGATTGCGAAAAGGTATATTCTCCAAGATTGTCTGCCAAGACTGCTCTTGTGCCGTTGTATGGTGAACCGCATCCTGTGATGACAACTGATTGCCCTTCGGTAAATTCATGAATTCCAAGTGTAGTGAAAGTGGCGACATTATCTGTCAGCGACACTTTTTGAATTGGTGCCTTGAATGTAACTAACATTGGCAGAATGACTGATTCTGCTGTGTCAATAATTTGATCTAAATATGCGTCATTGTAAAGAGAGGAACTTACGCCCAATACTGAACGCAATTGTGTTGCGGTGATAATTGAAGGCATGAGTTCCTCTCTCTAATCTCCCTTAATGGATGCCTAGGATCGGGAGCAACCCTAGGCACTCAGTTAAATTAGGCTACTGCTAGCTTGCGGAATGCAGTTGGGTAGCGATTAACTACGCAAACATATCCGTAGATGCCGATTTCAATGCGTCCATTTGCAACGATATTGGCACGAAGTTCTACTGTGCCACTCTCGTGGAATCGCATTGCTTGTGATGGATAAACCAATGCATGCTTGGCGTTAGCGTCATCCCCTGTGTAGTTAGGACTTACAACTAGGTTCAATCCTGCGACTGTTCCTGCTGTTGAACCTTGAGTTACTAAACCAGCTGCGTTTGATGGATTTGCTGCTGCGAATAGTGGACGACCATCTGCTACTGCGCCAAGTAATCCACCGAAGTCGATGCCGTTTGTTCCACCTGAAGGAGCAACTAATAGGCGGTTTGGTGTAAAGCGCATTACGCCATAGGAATCAGAAATTCCATCAACAATTGATGCGTAAATTGATGCGCCAGTTGATGCGCTTGCATTCTGTGATGCAATTTGTGCAGCATATTGATCAGTCTTTTGTGCATAAGATGCAGCTAACTCACGAACCAATAATTCTGCGAAAGCTGGGTCTGAACGATCAAATAACTCAACATTTACAACATTTGCTCCAGCGAACTTAACGATTGTGTCCTCTTGGAATGTTACAGCGGTATCAGTTGATGAAAACTCTGAACCTTCTGAAGTTACTGCAACTGTTGCTTGTGCGCCCAACTTAGGTGTGAAAATTTTCATTCCTGTTGCTGGTAGTGGTGCTCTCTCGATTGAATCGATAAATGGACGGCTTGAATCAATTACGCCAATTAGATCACGCAAATAGTTTGGTGGAACAGTTCCGGTGTTCTCTGAAACTGTTGCGATTTGTAATGCTGCAACTAAATCACGAGCATCGTTGTCGCCTTGGATAGCACGAACCTGTGCGTTTAGATATTGTCCTGCTGTAACATTTGTATCAACACGAGGCTTGGTGTATGCCATGTATTGAGCAGTTACAACTGGAGCTTGTGATGCTTCTACCGCTTCGGTTGCGATAGGAGCTTCTGATGTTGTATCAGACACTTTGTCCTCCTGTGTTGTAGTTTCCTCAGCGGTTGCTTCGGAATTCTCTGGTGTTTGACTTGCTGCTACCTCAGCCACTCTTGCGCTGTCGATTGCTGGCTCAGTTACTAAACTGACCTCTTGCAAGGAACTTGATTGGATGCGTAATACGCCTTCCTCGTTTTTCCATTCGTTGATTTTTACACCAACGCTAAACCCATCTCTCAAACCTGTGGCTGCTTCCTCAAGGGCATCATCAGCTGCAAAAGTCTTTGCCAATTTGAATGTTGCTTCCAAGCCTTGATCTGTGGCAGTTATATCAATTAATTTACCAAGTGGCTTAGTGCGCTCATGTTCGAGTAATAATTTGACTGGTTTCGAGAAATCAATGCTGTCTTTTTCAAAAACTGTCAATCCTGCGCTGGTTGAGCCTTCCTCATTCCAACTCACAATGCGACCAGTTAGCGTCCGCTTGTTTGTATCGGCAGCTGTTATTTCTATTGGGAAATTAATCTTCATCGGATTAAGTCCTCCTCCTCTTGGATTTGCTCAACGCTCATTGCGCCAATGCGGTTTAGGATTTCATAAACTTGCGCTCGCTCTAATGCAGATCCACGCAAGAAATCATCAATATCAAATCGAGTTTCAATTCCATTTGGGCAGAAATCGGCTTGAGATAATCTTTGTTCAATTGCAGTCAAAATTGGTCGTAATGAAAAGTCAATAAGTGCTTTTCTTTCAGCAAGTGTGTTGCTGTAAGTCATGCTGGTAGTTTCAGCAGATACAAATGATGCTGGAATGCCAGATGCTCTTGCAATTTCTAAAGCAAGATATTGGCGTGCTTCATTCAACTGTAATTTAGCAGGATCGAAACCTAAAGCCTGTAATTCAACATCAGCATTTAAGAATGCAGTTGCTCTGGTCGATCTTGATACTCTCCAAGATTCTAATAATTTTGTAATTCGCTCTGGAGTTAGGTTTGTGCCATTTGACTTTAATACCATTTGTGGCATTGGCTCTTTTGCATACATCTCAGCTGCTTTTTCTAATTCTGCCGCTGCTTTGATTGTGCGACCTGCTCGATTTAGTATTCCCTCATCTAAACCATTAAATACAATTAAAGATCCAAGACCAAATGGCGGCACTCGCTTGCCATCAACTGTGTAGTACTCAATTTCGGTTGAGTTGCCATTTAGTGAAGCATAAACTCGGTTTGGTGCAATTCTTGTCCATGCACGAATTCTTGAAGCATCAGTTGCAGCATAAGCATCCATCACCATGCCATAAGCAACTCCGTAAAGTAATAAATCCTCAGCAATCCAAGCATAAATGGCTGATCCTGCAACTCTTGGATCTGGTTGCATAATAACTCGGTTTGGTCTTACATGTTCGTTTGTAAAATGATTGTATTGCTCAAGCGGTAACGATCCGATTGTTGAGCAAATTATATTTCTTGATCTTGCACCACTTGGAATCGCCATGTATTGCTCACGAGTTGCGGTTGTAGTTCCAAATAAAATTCCGCCAACTAATTGTTGTGAGTTGTAAGGTGAAAGAGCAGCTGCAACATCTACTGGATTTGCTTGCTGATTTGATCTCGCTGTAAAACGATCGAATAATCCCATTAGCACATAATATACCATAAATACAAATTATCCGACTTGAATATCAATCTCCGTTTCAGGTTGTGTCGCAAAATAGGTTGCTAGTGCAGAAGCGACAGCTGCACAAACTGCCACTCTGCTTGCACGCCTTCCAATAACCCAACTGCCATCCCCAAATGGCAATTTGGCTGCTGAAAGTGTTTGTTGGGTCAATTCTTCTTGACCCCCATGCTGTAATCGATGGGAATTTATTGCGCCCAGCCACCGATCACAACTTTCCGCATAGATTGCGCCATCCATGTCGGTTATGGGTATTCCTGCCGGAACTAGCCGACTTGCGACAGCTTGTGCAGTCCGTTTGGAATACGCCACAGTTTGAGTGTTATATCGTCTTACATAAGGTGCAATGTCATTGGCAACTGCTAAATCATTTAGGCTGTAATCATTTGACCAAGTGTGCAACAAAACTAAATTAAATCTTTCTCCTGATAATTTCTGAGTTGCAACCAATGCGCCGAATTTTCTATCAGGCGATAAATCTAAACCAAGCCAAGTAGGTTGCTCTGGATCTAATGGTATTGGTTCGGTCTGACATAAAGACCACTTTTGTGCATCAATTGCTGAATTGATCGTATCAACCCATTGTGCCAAAACCTCAGTTCGCACAATATCAGGCGGATCGTTAATAACTGCTTTTAGATTATCTGGATGAATTGTTATTCCTAAGGATGGGTTGGCTTGAGCAAATGCGTCCCAATTAATCTCACCTGACGGAAGCAAGATTGGTGCATCGGGTTCAGCACTCCACTCAAACCAACCAATCGGATCATTGGTCGTGGCTGACGCCAATGCCCTCTCACGCAATTTGTTTAGAATTACCGAATGCTGATCTCCAGCTGATGAATAGATCCATACTTGCGGATTCTTAGCAGCCATCATGGAATAACGCATTGATGACCAAGCATCCTCGTCTTTATATTCACGCAACTCATCAAGATGGATCGTTTCAGGTTTGCTCAAACCTCTAGCTGCATTGTTTGCAGCCTTTACCACAAATCGCCTATTGCCAAACAACTCAATTTCCTCAGCACCATGTTGCCACCGGATTTTCTTTACTTCTTTTTCAAGTCTTGGATTAGTTTCAATCAAAGCCACAATCTGCCTAAAGGTTTCTAGCGAGGTTGTAAGTCTGTGAGCTGATGCAAGCTGCAAACCCTCGCCCCAAACAAACATGCCTGTCAGGATTCGTAGCATCATCAAGGTGGACTTGCCTTGCTGTCTAGCCATAATTAGCCCAAGCTCTGAATGAGCCCACCTGCCATCAGGTCTGACTTTATGACCATGTATGCAAACAAACCGCTGCCATTCCATAAGGTTGATGCCCAGTTCGGTCGCTAGGTCGATCATTTCTTGACCCTTGGATGGTAAATCATTGAGTTTTGAATGAATTCGTGGAGTTTGCACACCTCCTAATCCTGAATAGGTCGGATCTGTCAAGATCTCGCCTGTTTGTAAATTAATCAAAGCGATCCAGTCTGGTCGTGAGCGATCGAGGTGTTTTGTGGGTTAGAAAAGGAACGG